TACACGACGCTCTTCCGATCTGGGGCTGAAGGGTAATCGCTCTACTCCGCTTGCGAAAGCCAATCATCACGAAACGAGAGAGACGAAGATGCCTGCCGTCATTATGGAGTGCGGCTTTATGGACTCCACCGTTGACTGTCCTATCATTCTTACTGAGGACTTTGCGGACAAGATCGCTAAAGCATTTGCTGATGTTGTCATCGAGAAGAGCGGAGCGACAAAGAAAAAAGCTTCCGTTCATTACCGTGTCCAGGTGGGCGCATTTGCCAAAAAGGAAAATGCCGAGGATATGGTAAAGAAGCTGAAGGCGAACGGCTACGATGCTATCATTGTCGAGGCAAACGGAGAAGCACCGAAGGTAGAAGCTCCCAAGGCGGAAGCTCCGAAGGTCGAAGCACCGAAACCTGTCAAGGAAATCAAGGTAGGCAGCAACGTAAAGATGAAGAGCGGCACCAAGACCTACACAGGCGGTGGTATTGCTTCCTGGGCTATGAGTCGCACCTATCAGGTCAAGCAGATCAGCGGAGATCGAGTCGTTCTTACTTATGGCGGAGTTGTCTTTGCCGCAGTCAACAAAAAGGATTTGACTATTATTTAATAAGGAAGGGGATGTGGCTTAATGCCATATCCCCTTTTTTATTGATATTAGCGGTGGTCTGATTATCTCCAACATCAATGAGAGAATGAATCTGCTCATTGATGATGGAATTAAAGGGTACAAAAAATTATACCCTTAGTTTTACATCAAGCTCGATAGGGGGAGAAGTCCAATTTCCGCCTGTACCTAACGGGGACTTGTGTCTGGTTTTTTTCAGTTTCTTGTCATAGTATCGTATCTGTTGGCTCTTGATTCGCTCCGGCTTATCTCTCTTATATTCGATTCTATCAATGCACGCTTTCAGGAGTGTGTTTTTTGTTTGTGCATCAAGAACAGGATTTTGTAGAGCAGAGAGGGCATCTTTGAACTTGGCAATTTTTTCTTGATAATCAACCGGCTCCGGCATAGATTCGTGGACTTTGCAAAGTGCCTGATTGATTTCTTCTTTTTCTTTTAGCAACTGTTGATTAAGTTGCTTGAAGATTTGGGGAGGCATCCTTTGTTCAGGGTCGGGGTGCGTTTGTTGCTCCCATTGTGCCAATTCTTTTGCCTCAAGGTCTTTTAGTTTTTGTTCAAGTCTCTTGACGAGCTTTGCGTGTAGTTTTGCGGAATCGCCTTCGTCGTTTTTAAGTCTTATTTCAAAATCTTCAATGCTTTGCTTGAGTATATTGATAACTTGCTCGATCATTTCGTCATACAGGCAAGAGCCGGATTTACAGTGAACTTGTCCGTCGCAAATGAGTCTTGGCGGAGCGTTGTGCGACTTGTATGTTCGTAAAGTCATTGCTCTTCCGCATTGGCAGTAGAGAATACTTGCGAGAGGGTTTCTGATCTTTGTGTTCGGCTTTGCTCGATGATTACGACCTTTCTTTTCTTGTGCGGCATTGAACAGCTCTTCGGATATTATTGCCTGATGCTTGCCGTCATAGATCAGATATTCACCTACTTTTGCTCTTGGTCTTGTCTTTTTAATTTCTCCATCTTCAACAATGCTGATCGTCTTTGTGAAATTCCATCTGACTTTCCCGATATAATGAATGTTGTCGAGCATGGTCCACAATCCCTCGGGCGACCATTTCTTTCCTCTTGGCGGTTTGACTCCTATGCTGTCAAGATATCGGCAGATATTATTTCTTCCCATATCTTGATTGACAAACATATCAAATATCATCTTGACGATTTCCGCTTGTTCGGGGTTGATCTTCAGGGTAGGGCATTTTCGCTTACCGTCCATTACGGTGTCCTTGTCGTAGCCGTAGGGCGGAACGTTGCCGATATAATTACCCTGCGAGACCGAAAGCAGCCGTCCTCGGTTTAATATCTTCTTTGTGTATTCAAGATAGTCGTTTCCTCGCTCAAGCTCACGCTTGAGAGCATCCCAATCGTATTCGTCTCGCAGATCGTAAATTCTTTGCGGTGTGATAACGAGCGTATTTGTGTACTTAAATAGCTTCATCAGGCGACCTATTTCCTCGCCATCGCCTCTTGTCAAACGTTGAGGTTCTACAACGGCTACCGCCTTGATTTTTGGCGATTCGATAAGGCGCAAGACTTGTTGTATGCCTGGTCTTTCCTTCATTGTTTCGCCTGAAACGACTTCTCTGAATTTGTTTCGCTCAGGCACTTTGCCGCCCAGGAATCTTTCAGCCCATTCGTCAAGGATTGTTTCGTGCTTTTCGAGGACTTCTTCTACTGTCAGAGTCGGATCATCGGACTGCGATTTTCTTAAATAATCGAGGACTTCTTCAGGTGTTAAATGAAGCTCCGGCTGTCTAAAAAACATTTTCGGTCACTCTCCTTTTGCGATTTTGTTTGATACGGTGTTCTTGTGAAGTCGGCTATGTCACGGCATCACCACCTTTAATATTGATGATTTTTATTTAATCTTTTTTATATCGTTCGGCTATTTCCTTTTTGATCTGCTCGTCACAGTCTTTTGCCTGAAGCTCGGATATTTGTTTTTTGATATCTTCAATTCTTTCCCGTTCTATCCTTCTGCTCTCAAACAACCAATGATAGACAACCGAGTTAATTAAAAGCAATATTCCCGATGTAAATATAGATATTAGAAACATTCCTGCTATATTTGCGAATCCGGTGACATCACCGAGCAGGCAGAAAACGTAACATATTCCTATTGCATATCCTATCACGGTGATGATTATTCGCTTTATCTCCGCTTTGTCGGCTTGCTTTTCCGTCTTTGCGAGCAGTTTATACAGTTCGTTCTTGTTCATTACTCTTTTATATGTCCTTTTGTTATTCCACCGATAACGGTTCCGTAGTAATTGTGCAGAGCTATGATTTCCTCTTTATGCTTCAGTTGCATTTTCAGTAGTTCGCCCTCGGCTTCCAAAGCGGTCACTTTGTCTTTTTGTACTACGAGGTCGAGAGCTGCTATATTTAAGTTTTGTGTGAGTAGAGTGTTTTCCTCGGTGAGTCTATTAACTTCCGCTTGCAAGGTCGCCAGGTCCTGGCTACCGATGACCGCACCTGTTTCGGCAAATATCTCGTTCCAAGAGCCACCGAGAGCGTGTATGATCCTGCGAACAAGGTCAACACCGGGGTTTTTAGATTCTCCCGAAAACACACGGTTCACGGACTTCTCGGACAGATTTTCCTTTTCAGCGATCTGCTTTGGGGACATTCCTGTCCTATTTCTTAATTCTTTTAGATTTTCAAGCCACATATTTGTCCTTTCTAATGACACATTTGTCATTCCTGATGCCATCCTTGTCTTTTCTCCGCCAAACTTGGGTGGTGAAATGACAAAGATGGGTATTGAGTTTTCAAGTTTGTCACAGTAAAATTATTTTAGAATATTAAATTCTGTCACATTTAGGCAGTTTTTCGATATTTTTATTATGCTATAATAATTTTAGAACTTATGTTCCCCCGGTAAGAAAGGAGAATCCACTATGAACACAAAAGCAGAACTCATTTCCTTTATTTCTACACTCTCGGAAGAGCAGATTGACAAGATCATCAATCAGCTTCCACGATTGACTTCATTACTTGGAGAATCATCTCCGCCTTATCCTCGGGAACAGACATTACAAAATCCATAAGCATTTTTCTCTTCTCGGACAGCCCATCGTTTTTGGTGGGCTGTTCTTTTTTGTCTTCCTCTCCTAATAGATAGCCGACAGATACACCGAAGTAGGAAGCGATCTTTTGGGCGGTAACGGCTGACACTCCCGTTCTTCTTCCCATCTTCAAGTCGGTAAGTAAGCCCTTGCTGATACCCACCTCGGAACACATTGTGGCTCCCTTGATCTTTTTTTCTTCGCAAAGTTCCGCTATTCTTTTGTATAAATTACTCAAAACAGTACACTCCTTTTTGTATAGTCCGCCAAAAATACTCAAACGAGTAATTTTAGCGTTGACAAATACTCATACGGGTACTATAATGTAGTCGTGGCGGTACTCGAATGAGTATTTATAGTGATTGGTGGTACTCTCATTATAGTACTCTCTTGCGTACTTGTCAATATGTCAAGAGCGAAAAGAGGTGAAAATTATGAATTGTAGTAAATTTTCCGATTTTGGTCTTTCCGTAAAAACCGAACTTTTGCGGAGAGGGAAGGAGCAGAAGTGGCTTGAGGAAGCCATTAAGGAGCGTACAGGGCTTTATGTTGATGGCGGTTATATGTATAAGATACTGACCGGACAGCGCAAAGCTCCGAAGATCGTTGCGGCAATCGTGGAACTGCTCGAACTGCAAACATCAGGACAAACAGAGCGTTCATAAGTATGACCTGAGGTGAAGAATGTGGAATACACACTAAAGCAAACTATTGAAAGCTCCGGCTTCATTATCCGTGTACACAGTCCTGTTATTAGCTCGGAAGAACGGGCGAAACGGATGAAGGCGGTTCAAAGTGCGGCTGAAAAACTTTTGAAAAAAGTGGTGCAGCTGGAAAAACGATAACAGCCCAGGTGTGGGACAAGCGAAAAGGAAAACAAAATGATTTCTGTAGGAGTGAAGAATGGACAAGCTACAACTGTATCAAGGGGACTGTCTTGAACTAATGAAAGGCATTCCCAAAGAAAGTATAGACCTGATACTATGCGATCTTCCTTATGGCACGACTAAAAACAAGTGGGACACGGTTATTCCTCTTGAAGAAATGTGGGAGCAGTACAACCGTATCATAAAAAAGAACGGTGCGATTGTTCTCTTTTCGGATGGAATTTTCTCCGCTTATCTTATGCAGTCGAATGTGAAAATGTGGCGGTACAACTTAGTGTGGGACAAGATGCTGCCGAGTGGCTTCCTAAACGCTAACAGAATGCCTTTAAGAAGGCACGAGCTTATATCTGTGTTTTACAAAAAAACACCTACATATAACCCTCAAAAGACGGTTGGGAAGAAAAATCACAGCAAAGGAAAGCCGAAGGATGAAAAAAACAATAATTACGGTAATTTCGGGTTTGTGGATAACAAAGAAATTCTCGGTGATCTAAAACACCCGACGAGTATTCTTTCTTTTCAAAAACCGCATCCGTCAATAAGCGTACATTCAACGCAAAAACCTGTTCCACTTTTGGAATACCTTGTGAAAACCTACACAAATCCAGGTGATACAGTCCTTGATAACTGTATGGGAAGCGGAAGCACAGGAGTCGCTTGCGTGAATACCGGGCGGAAGTTTATCGGAATAGAGCTTGAGAAGCAATATTTCGATATAGCAATAAATCGCATTACAAAAGCAGAGAAAGAAGGCGAAGGATGAAACACGGAAAGAAACCTACATACGAACAGCGGAAACAGCTTGAGGCCTGGGGCTTGAATCCTCGTGAATGGCTCGTTTCCAAAGATACACCGAAAGAGACGGTGATAGTGCATCGGCACACAGATACCGTCAGAACAATAACAAAAGGAGAAACAAAATGATGTCTTTACGGAAGATCATACGCAATCTGTTAGCAATAGCAGGACTTATTATGCTGATGGGAGCGATCGGTACATCGGACTATTACGTTATCGAGCTTGAACAGGTCGCACCGTCATATTGCAACAGGAACATTGTTATCGGCATAGCACTTATGCTTCCTATGGTAATTCACCTATTCTATGAAATGTATAAGGAAGGCAAAAAGAATGTCTAATAAACACTTGCCAAGTGACTTGAAACAGATGCAAAGTCTTCCGCTGGAAGCGAAAGAGATTATGTCTACAGGAAGAGTCAGAAGCTGGTTTGATTATTGGCTTGGTGCAGTGTATGTTGCTTTTTCAGGCGGTTTGGACAGTACCGTTCTTTCTGACTTGGTCGCAAAATATTGCAAGCAAAGCGGCTATAAATTGTACTTGCTTTTTGTAAACACTGGACTTGAATACCCTGAAATCCAAAAGTTTGTCAAATTCTTTGCAGAGTGGTTACAAAACACATATCAAATTGATGTCCAACTTGATGTAGTGCGTCCGAAAATGCGTTTTGATGAAGTCTTGAAGAAACACGGCTATCCAGTTATAAGCAAAAGCGTGTCACATGCTGTCAAAATCGCAAAACGAAATCCAGATGGAAAAGTCATGAAGAATTTGTTTGACGCAGAAAACAAAGGGCGTTTTGGCTTTTACAAGTGGAAATTCTTGATCGATGCTTGCATCCCAGTAAGTGAAGAATGTTGCAATGTGATGAAAAAAGCCCCATCAAAAAAGTACGGCAAAGAAACAGGCAGAATGCCGATTTTGGGAACGATGGCAGACGAATCGAGTTTGCGGTATTCAAATTGGCTGAAGCATGGGTGCAATGCTTTTGAGGGAAATAGCCCATCTTCACAGCCGCTATCGTTTTGGACAAAACAAGACATTTTGCACTACATAAAAAAATACAATGTCCCTTATTGCCCGGTGTATGGTGACATTGTGATCGATATTGATTCCGAAGTGGAAGGGCAAATCACCGTCTTTGATTATCTTGGAGATTACAGTCCTGATGACAAGCTGAAGACCACCGGCTGTGACAGAACAGGGTGCATCTTCTGTATGTTTGGATGCCACCTTGAAAAAGAGCCAAACCGATTCCAACGGCTGAAGAAAACCCATCCAAGACAATATGAATATTGTATAGGCGGTGGCGAAATGGTTGACGAGAAGTGGCAACCCAACAAAGAAGGTCTGGGTCTTGGGAAAGTCCTTGACTATATAGGTGTCAAATATGATTGAAAGAAAAAACAGCACTAAAATAACGGAATATTCAAAAAGGAGAATAGAAAAATGGATTCTATCGAAATCCCGGTTGAAATTTATGAGGACCTTTTGAGAACTGCCGAGAGGGTTGCTGTTCTTGAGAGGATCGTCGAAGAGAACGAGTATATTCCTGTCAATGAAATAAGGGCAATTCTTGATTTCAAACCGAAACGCTTTAAGAAAGAAACAGAATAAGACGAGAACAAGAAGGGGGAATATCTCGTGAGGGTAACAGGAAAAATTCTCTCTGCCAAAAATGACGTTATGACCGTGAAGGTACGTGCCGATGCGGAGAAATGGATCATTGACCGTGAGGCGAGGACTTGCGAGGTCCGTATTGATGACGGACGGAGCATAACAGCGGAGCAGAGACGGAAGATATACGCAACGATCAAGGACATATCTGAGTGGTCGGGGGATGTTCCCGAGGCATTGAAGGTCCATTTTAAGTGGTCGTTCTGCGGTGACAGCGAACACGAGGAATTTTCTCTATCGAACGTTGACCGTGAGACGGCAAGCGAATTTTTATCATATCTTATCGACTTCTGCATACAACACGGTGTGCCTTGCTCCGATCCTTTGTGGGATAGGTGCGAGGACGTTGAACGGTATATGTATTCCTGCGTTATGAATCGTGTCTGCTGTATTACCGGGCGGAAGAATGCGCAAATACATCACGTGGACCGTATTGGAATGGGCGGAAATCGTGAGCAGATGTGCCAGGTCGGTATGCTTGTAGTGCCTTTATCTGCGGAAATTCATACTCATATACACGTAAAGGGCGGAGAGAGGCAGCTATACAAAAAGCATCATATCGTACCGATAGCATTAACTGAAAAAATGGTACGGCACTTGAAGCTCGGCAAAATAAACGTTTCTTAAAGGAGAACAAAAACAATGGCATCAAATTTTAATTTTAACAAGGCAATTCTTGGCGGTCGGCTGACCGCTGATCCTGAGCTGAAAACTACTGTGAACAGCGTTTCGGTGACTTCGTTTCGCCTTGCTGTAAATCGTCGCTACAAGGACGAGCAGGGGAAACAAGATACGGATTTCATTAACGTTACGGCTTGGAGAGGGCAGGCGGAGTTTATCTGCCGCTACTTCAAAAAGGGTTCTAACATCTGCATCGTCGGAAGCATACAGTCAAGGACCTGGACGGACAAAAAAGGCGAAAAACGCTATGAGGTTGAGGTTGTGGCGGACGAGGCATACTTCTGCGAGACAAAGCAAGAGTCCGGGGGAAATGGCGGAGCTGCGGACGATGACCTTTTATCACAGCTTAAGAACACATACGGCTCGGCAAACTTTGAAGATATGAGCAAAGACGATGATCTGCCGTTCTGAGGGGTGACGGACAATGAGCAATATTGAGCTTTTACACGGTGACTGTCTTGAACTTATGCGAGATATTCCGAGTGAAACGGTTGATCTTGTTGCAACGGACTGTCCTTATCATATTGTTTCGGGCGGTTGCACGAACAAAGGAAAAGGCAACGGTATTTTTCAAAAAGAAAATGCAAGCAACGGAAAGCTGTTCGCACATAACGATATTGATTTTTCGGAATGGTTACCTGATGTTTTCCGAGTCCTTAAAACACGACTGCCATTGTTACATAATGGTTAATGGGAGAAATCTGAAACGCTTGCAGGTAGAGGCGGAAAAGGTCGGTTTTCTCTTTCAAAATCTGTTGGTTTGGGATAAGGGAAACGTAACACCTAATCGGTATTATATGAACGCTTGCGAATTTATCTTGATGTGCAAAAAGGGGAAATCAAGAACAATAAACAATCCTGGAACAGCAAGCATTCTCCGATACAAGAATCCTGTCGGCAAAAAGAGTCATTCTACGGAAAAGCCCACCGATCTTATGCAAGTGCTTATAGAAAATAGCACAAGTCCTGGCGATATTGTTTTAGATCCGTTTATGGGTACGGGAAGCACAGGAGTCGCTTGTGCGAACACGGGGCGCAGATTTATCGGAATGGAACTTGACAAACAATATTTTGATATTGCCGTTAAGCGGATCGAGGAAGCAAAAACGGCTGTATCGGTGTAAGAACAAAAATATAAAAAGGAGTTAATAACTATGGCAACAATGACAGATTTGAAACATACTACGGCACTTGTAAAGGCAATTCTTGAGGTTGATACGCAGAGTAGGAACAGCGACAGCTTCTTATATTTCAGGGTGCTTGAGATCATCGGGAAGCGGAAGGGCATTGATATTAACGAAATGTCCGTTCCGTACTTCCTTCTGAATATGTCAGGCACAGAGTTTCCACCCTTTGAGAGTGTCCGCAGGGCAAGACAGAAGGTCCAGGAGCATTATCCTGAGTTGAGACCTGTATCGGCAATAGCCGACTTCCGAGCGTTGAACGAGGAAGGTTATCGTGAGTATGCGAGATGGAGAGTGTGATGGCGGAATATATCGACAGAGAAAAACTGATCCGTTACACCGAAAAGCAAGAGGTCATAATCAAGGACGGAACGAGCATAGCCGATGCGATGAGAATACAGGGCAACGTATTCCGCAGGTGCGTAGAAACAGCTCCCGCCGCAGAAGTGGTTGAGGTTGTAAGGTGTAAAGATTGCAAGCATTATTATACTGACGACGGTTGCGATGGTTGGTATGCTTGCGATATTGCGGGTGGATTGTACGAGCCCGATGCTTTAGATTTTTGCAGTTATGGAGAAAGGAAGGAGCAGGGATGACGGAAAAATCAGTTAAGCACCCGTGCCAAGGTTGCATCTATTTCAAAGCTTGTGGGGAAACCACACGAACGTATCCCTGCAACGGAAGAAAAACAAAACGAGAAGCAAAAAAGGAGAACGGAGTGAGACCTCATGAATAAAATCGTAGAAGAGCTTCAAGCCGCTTCCATGTGGTTTGAGGAACACGGTAGGAATACCAACACCGCTATTGTCGGAATATGCGCAAGAGCGATAGATCATATTAACCGCCAAGAAGCGGAGATTGAAAAGTTGACAAAGCTCAATGATATTTTGCTTGAAGCAGGGCAACGGTGGCAGAAACGCTACGAATCCGCTCAAGTCGAAACAGTTGAATTTTTGAAGAAAGCAGGGTTACTCGAAGGAACGGAAAATCCTGCTATTGATATTGAGGCACTTATCAAAAAGCTCACGGAAGAGAGGGTGCAGTAATGGGAATAAAAAGGGTAGTAGATACTTCGTTCTGGACGGACGGAAAGGTAGATAATTTTTCCCCGGAAGATAAATACTTTATGCTGTATCTTCTTTCAAATCCGTTTTCAAAACAGCTCGGAATTTATGAGATCAGCATAAAACAAGCGGCTTTTCAGATGGGCTACTCAGAGGAATCGTTCAGAGCTTTGCTTGAGCGGTTTGAGAAGAAGTATAATATCATACTCTACTCAAAGGAAACGGACGAGATCGCTATATTGAACTTCCTGCGGCACTCGGTAATAAAGGGCGGCAAACCTGTCGAAGATTGCATCAGACAAGATATGGAGAGGGTGAAGAATAAAACGCTGATAGATGCAGTATTCCTTCATCTTCAAGGCAGAGACGGTCTTAATGTTACTGTGAAGAAGATCGTTAACGAATATATAAATAACAATAAAATTCACAATGACAATGTAAATGACAATGACAATGACAGAACGGACAACGAATCGTATAACGATTCGTTTGAGGACGAGCCAAAGCCCAAAAAGAGCAAGGCGGAAAAGGAACGTGAAGCTATCGTTCTTAAAGTCTGCGAAATGCTCGGAAAACACGATTACAATATGTTCTCCGATGGAGCGGCAGACCTTCAGAACGCTCTTGTCTCATTCGTTGAGTTCCGCAAGGGCATTAAAAAGCCGATGACGGATAAAGCTATTGATCTGCTTATAGGAAAGCTAAAAGGTATGACACCTTTCATATACACACAGATTGATATATTAAATCAATCTATTATGAACGGCTGGCAGGGCATTTTCCCATTGAAGATAGAAGCGCAGACAGGCGGACGTCAACCGTATCAGAAGCAGACCAAAGCGGACGAGCTTAACGACTTTTATAATATGGCAGTTCGGTTTGGGAAGGGGTGACAAGGATGGACAGAAAAGAGTTTGCGACTTTTGCTATGGCTTTGCGTACATACTTCCCGAAGGAAAGCATATTGCCAAATCAGCAAGCAATGGAGCTATGGTATAGGGAGCTATCAGACATTCCTTATAGCGTAGCAGAAGCGGCACTCCGCACATGGGTAGTGACAAATAAGTGGTCGCCTTCGATAGCGGAGATCAGGGAGCTTGTTGCGACAATACAGTACGGTGAACAGCTCACCTGGGGCGAAGCTTGGGAGAGGGCATTAAACGCAGTCAGACGGTACGGCTCATATAACAAACAGGCGGCACTTGATTCACTTGATCCGCTTACGAGGAAATGCGTTGAGAATATCGGGTATCTTGACCTTTGTATGTCAGAAAACATTATGGTCGAGAGGGCGCACTTCCAAAAGATATTTGAAATCTACTCCAAGAGGGAGCAGACAGATAAGCGGCTGCCTAACAACCTTATCCGAGCTATCGAGCAGGCGAGGGTTGAAGGCATCGAGGGCGGCTTTGTTAGCATTAAAGCATTAACTACACCGAAAGGATAACAGAAAGGTAAAAAGGAAATGAAGATCAGAGTAAAACTTGACGAGGGCGCATATATGCCTACGAGGGCGCACAACACGGATGCAGGGCTTGACATCTACACACCGAGGAAGGTAACAGTGCCAGGGTGCAGAGGCATAATAAGTACATTTCTCACAGATATTAGAATTGGCTACAATACCATAGATACAGGTGTTCACGTTGAGATTCCGAAGGGATATGTCGGATTCATCAAGAGCAAGTCGGGACTCAACGTCAAACACGGACTCACGGCAGAAGGTGTAATAGATTCGGGGTACACAGGAAGCATCGTGGTGAAGCTCTACAATCACACACACAAAGACTACTACTTTGAGGCAGGGGAAAAGATAGCACAGCTTGTCTTGCTTCCGATCATCACTCCTGAACTTGAACGGGCTGATAGTCTTGAAGAGACCGAACGAGGAGATAACGGCTTCGGCTCGACAGGAAAATAAACAGAGGTATCGGACGATGGAGCATAAGAATGAAAAGGTTTTTTTGTCGGAGCATATTTGTCCGATCTGCGGAAAGATATTTTTTCCTACGTCTTTACACGATTACAGGAGTCAGGACGATAAGCCCGTGTGTTCGTGGTCGTGCGTTTTAAGGTCCGAGAGGGAGTCTGAAAGCAAAAAGAAAAAGCGGAAGAAGGGGGATGCCGATGAATGTTCATGAGTGGCTTGAACAGATCGAAAAGATAGACGAGCTTATAAGCTCAACCGAAAGCGAAATACAGCGCACTTTCGGAAAGGCGACAAACAAGGTGTCGAGTCTTGACGGTATGCCCCGGAGCAGCGGTGTTTCTGACAAGGTGGGTGACAATGCCGTCAAGCTCGTAGCTCTTGAAAAAAAGAAGAAATCTCTTGAGAGTCAAAAAGAGTATATCATAAAAATACTCGAGCGGCTTCCTACAAAAGAATACGGTGTAATTCATCGTCGGTACGTTCGGTATATGAAGCTTGAGGACATTGCTGCCGAAATGAACTACTCTACTGTTCACGTATGGCGGATAGAGCAAAAGGCACTTGAAATACTTAAGGGAATACTTGCAAAAGAAAAAAGGGATAGGTCTTTATGACCTATCTCTTTTCTGTATGTTCCGAGAGGGAGCAAAATCAAACTTAGTCAGATTATGAACAAATTGTAAATATCGAGAAAAAACTGAAAGATGTAATGAAATGTAATGGAATGTAATGCGACAAAGCGTTAAAATGGTATCGTGAAATAATATACAGAAAAGCATCTGCCGAGCGGTAGGTGCTTTTTACACGTTAAGGAGCTGAAAAAGATGATTAAACTGTATCACGGTGATTGTCTTGAGAAAATGAGGGATTTACCCATACGAAAGCGTTGACCTGATACTGTGCGATTTGCCCTACGGAACAACTGACTGCAAATGGGACAGTATTATTCCTTTTGCTCCGCTATGGGAACGGTACGACAGAGTTATTAAGAACAATGGAGCAATAGTGCTTTTTTCAGCTCAACCTTTTACGACGAAGCTGATAAACAGCAATATAAAGAGATTCCGATACTGTTGGTATTGGGTTAAACCGCAAGTAACAGGATTTGCGTTGGCAAAAAGACAACCTTTGCGAGTAATTGAAGATATTTGTGTGTTCTATAAAAAAACGCCTATATACAATCCGCAGGGGCTTATTGAGATAAAAAATCCTAAGTCAAAAGTAAGGCACACCAAAGGCGAAAGAATTTATACAAAGCATCTTGAAAAAGAATATACAAGCAAATATACAAACTATCCGAAACATACCTTGTTTTACAGTAGGGAAAGTAAAAACAGACTACATCCAACACAAAAACCTGTTCCTTTACTTGAATATCTGATTAAGACATACACGAACGAGGGCGAAACAGTCCTTGATAACTGTATGGGAAGCGGAAGCACAGGAGTCGCTTGCGTGAACACAGGGCGGAAGTTTATCGGTATTGAATTGGATAATACATATTTTGAAACAGCAAAACAGCGTATAGACAACGCTGTTTTTTCATTGCAAAAAACGTAAAGCTCCACCGCTTCACATTCCATTGACATAGTGTGAAAGCGGCAAATTCCCACTCCGGGCGGCTCGTAGTGAGTCGCCTATGGAGCTTGAAAACATATAGAAAGGGTGAGAGAGGATGCTGACACCGAAGCGTGAATTATTTGCGCAGAAAATCGTTGAAGGAATGAGCCAGGCGGATGCGTACCGATCTGCCTATTCTTGCGAAAAAATGTCCGATAAGACGATATGGGAAAATGCAAGCCGTCTGATGGCAGATAGCAAGGTTTTAGCAAGGGTTCAGGAGTTACGGGATAAAATAGCCGATGAAAGTATTATGACTGCTCAGGAACGCTTAAAATGGCTCACAGGGCTTATTAACAACGATAACGTAATGTTGAGCGACAAGCTGAAGGCATCTGACCAAATGAACAAGATGCAGGGAGCGTATATAACGAAGCTTGAGGGCGATCTTAACGTATCGAAAAAGCTTGAGGATTTGATTTAATGTACACAGCGGATTTTCTCATTCAGAAGAGGAAAGACAAGTGGAACGAGCTTCACAGCATCGAACACGATAAGGAATTAAGGGCAGCTATCGGGCAGGAGCTTCTAAAAAATCCCGATCTGCTTAATGAAGTCAGGAAATATCCCGAAAAGCTGATAGAGCTTGTTTTTATCGTTGTAGACAAAGACAAAAAGACGATGCCCTTCTTTCTTAACGAGGTACAGCACGACTTCATAAACACGTTAAATCAAGCGATAGAGGACTTTAACGAGGGCAGGATAACAGAAATATCTATATTGGTCCTTAAAGGCAGACAGCAGGGCTTTACAACGCTTATAACGGCATATCAGCTCTCTTGCTCTATCTTAAACCGAAACTTTGAGGGCTATACCTTAGCGGACAAGAGTGACAACGCAGAGGCGATATTTCAGAATAAGGCAAAATTCCCCTACGGACAGTTGCCTGACGTATTAAAGCCAACGGAGAAGTTCAACAACCGCAAACAGCTTTTGTTTGAGAAGATAAACAGCTCCTGGGCGGTAGATACAGCGACAAAGGAAGTCGGACGATCAAGAACGGTCAATTTCTTTCACGGCTCGGAATGTGCCTTTTGGAAGGACGGTATTTCGCCTATTCAGGGCGCACTCGGTGAAGCATTAACAAAGAACTGCATCAAGATATACGAGAGTACGGCAAACGGTTATAACGATTATCAGAAGATGTGGGACAGCGGAGTACATATAAACTGCTTCTATGAGTGGTGGAATACAAAAGAGTACCGCATAGACTTTCACAGCGAGCAGATAAAGGCGGATTTCTTACACGAGATCAATACCAAAAAGGGTTGGATATGGGATCGCCTCAGATGGCTCAGGGACGAAAAGTGCCTTGAAGCTGAACAGCTCTATTGGTATTGGAATAAATACGACAAATATCTTAACAAGGACCTGATAAAACAGGAATATCCTTGCTCTCCGCACGAAGCGTTCCTTCTTTCCGGCAAGAACGTATTTGATACGGCTGTTATTCTTGAACGACTTAGCAAACTTCAAAAACCTATCAAGGTTGGATATTTCAGATATAAGTATGACGGTCTGAAGATCAGCAACATTGAATGGGTAAATGATAAGGGCGGATATATCAAGATATATCAAGTCCCGAATACACCGCAGATAACGGAGTATTGCATAGGTGGTGATACCGCTGGAGAAGGTAGTGACTTTTTCACAGGACACGTTCTCGATGCCATGACAGGTCAGCAGGTTGCAGTACTCCGTCATCAATTTGATGCGGACCAATACACGAGGCAGATGTATTGTCTCGGCAAATACTATAGGAATGCTCTTATCGGCATTGAAGCGAATTTCGACTCTTATCCTATCAAAGAGCTTCAGCGGCTTGAATATCCGAAGCAATACGTAAGAGAAGCGGTTGACACCTACACAGGTAAGACCGAGAAGCGTTTTGGCTTCAAGACAACGAAGCTGACAAGACCGACGATAATATCACGGCTTGTAGAGATAGTCAGAGAGCATTGTGACAAGATAAATGACGAGGAAACGCTTAAGGAGCTGCTAACTATCGTCCGCAACGAAAACGGACGTATAGAAGCTCCTGAAGGCGGACACGACGATATGATGATGGGGCTTGCTATTGCTCACGATATAAGAGATCAGGTCGTATTTCCTTCAGACGTTATCTACGCTCGTCCGAGTTATCAATTCTCAAGCGAGAAACAGAATCAGACACATTATGATTACGGTGAGAAGCTCACCGTTATATAAGGGGGATATATGGAAGTATTACTCATACTCACCGTAGGCGCAGTCAACGTACTGTGCTTTTTTATTGGCGCAAAGGTCGGTCAGACTGTCGCAAAGGGCGAGACCATCAAGACACCTGAGGTCAATCCCATAAAGGCATACAATGAGCATAAAGCTCAGAAGGAAGCTGAGAAAGAGGCAGAACGGCTTGAGGTCATTATGCGGAATATCGAGACGTATGACGGCACAGGCAAGGGACAGGCAAGCGTACCGGGGGGAAAGTAAGATATGTATATCGAGGAAATTCAGGAAACAAGTATATGGCAGCTCTACGAGAAGGGCAGAAACTATCATAGACGGATAGGCATATATACAGATACCGACAGAAACTACAGAATGTACAATGGCAATCAATGGGAGCATGCCAACCTGGGCGGAATAGAGCCGACTCAGCAGAATTTCATTAAGCCCATAGTCAAGTACAAGGTATCGGTCATTCACGATAATCTTTACGCTATCAATTATTCTTCCCTTAACTTCGAGAACAGAGCTTTCCGCAGACAGGCGGAGAGATATTGCAAGCTCTTAAACGGCTATGCTGCCCGTATTTGGGAGCAAGACAAGATGGACTATAAGGGCAGAAGGATCACGAAAGACTCTGCTATCAATGACGAGGGCATTCTTTACGTTGACTTCGATCAGGAGAATATGAAGCCCGTAAACGAGATCGTCAAGAAGAACGATATTTATTACGGCAACGAGAACGACGATGATATTCAGAATCAGCCGTATATTCTCATTCGTAAGAGAATGCCTGTTTCAAATGCCGTTGACTTTGCTCTTTCAAAGGGAATGAGCGAGGACAAGACTTCTTTCATTATCGGTGACAACGATAATTTTGAGGAAAGCGGAGAAGCGGCAAAGGACGAGCTTGACAATATGTGTACTATCGTCTACAAGATGTACAAAAAAGACGGTACTGTTCACTTTTCTATTTCTTCAAGATACGTGGATATAGCCGAGGACGTTGACACCGGGCTTTCCATTTACCCTGTTGCTCATTTCGTTTGGGAAGAAAAAGAAGGTTCGGCAAGAGGCGAGGGCGAGGTCAGGTATCTCATTCCCAATCAGATAGAGGTCAACCGTACCTTAATGAGACGAGTCCTTACCGCCAAGAGCCAGGCATATCCTTACAAGGTCGTAGATATTACGAAAATATCAAATCCCGATGCGCTTGATACCGTGGGCGGAACGTTACGTATCAACAGTCAGGTTGTGGATGATGTGCATAAGATCGTCGCAACGATACCGCCTGCACAGATGTCGCCCGATGTCGAGAAGCTTCAGCAGGAGCTTATAAACGTAACGAGGGACCTTGCAGGCGCAGGAGATACGGCAACAGGTCAGGTAGACCCCGAAGCGGCTTCAGGTCGTGCTATTCTTGCCGTACAGCAGGCATCACAAGCTCCTATGACCGAGCAGAAGGAATCCTACAAGAATTTCGTAGAGGACGTTGCGAGAATATGGCTTGAATATCTTGTCGCTTATTCCGAGAATGGCATCAATATGGAAGAAGAAGTTACCGACGAGATGACGGGACAGAAAGTTACTCAGATAGTCAACGTTCCGCAGTCCGCTATGGAACAGCTACAGGCAACGGTCAAGATAGACGTTACACCTAAGAGCGTTTATGATAGATTCGCCCAGGAGAGAACGATAGAAAATCTGTTTGTGCAAGGAATGTTCTCCGTTCAGCGTTTGCCTGAGCTTAAGGTGTACGTAAGGGCACTTGACGATGATTCCGTTGCTCCGAAGCTGAAGCTTGAGGAAATCGTTGAGGATATTGAGAACGAGCAGCGCAAGATCGCTATGATAAATGCAAAGGTCAAGGAAGTATATCAGAGGGCTAATCAGTTCCTTATGGGCGATCCTGACGAGCAGTCCTCTATGATGGCAGATGCACAGGTGCAGCTTATGGCACAGCAGATGCCCGAAGAGGCGCAGTACGCTGAAATGGAAGCGGAGCTTGACGAGGAAGCTCCTGTAGAAGAGGAATAAGGCATCCGCAGGGTGCTTTTTTATATGACCAAACATTTAAGTCGTTAAACTGTATGGAATCGGAGAAACAAACTCCACCAAAAAAATAGGAAGGACAGATCGTTATGAACGAGAACGAAAACCTTGTTACCGAACAGGTGACTGAAAACACGGAGCAGACCGCAGAACAAACTCCCAAGACATACACTCAGGAAGAAGTGAATGAAATCGTGGGAAAGAGAATTGCCCGTAAGGAAGCAAAGATTCGCAAGGAATATGACCGCAAGTACGGTGACCTTGAGAACGTGCTGAAAGCAGGCACAGGCAAAGAGAGTGTCGAGGAAATGACAGACACCTTCAAGACCTTCTACGAAAGTAAAGGTAAGACGATACCGCAGAGACCTTCTTTCTCGGACAGAGACATTGAGTTTCTTGCAAGCAAGGATGCTGAAGAGATCATTTCTTACGGCTACGAAGAGGTAGTCGAAGAGGTTGACCGTCTGGCGCAGAAGGGGGCGAATATGACCCCTCGTGAGGCGGCACTTTTCAGAACTCTTGCTAATCACAGAATGGAAATCGAGCGAGGAAACGAACTCTCGCAGATCGGTGTAACCGAGGACGTGTATAACAGCAAGGAATTTAAGGACTTTGCGGCAAAGTTCAATCCCAACACTCCAATAAGTGAAGTCTATGACTTCTACAAGAAAACAACACAACCCAAAAAAGAAATTCAGACAATGGGAAGTATTAAAAACACGACAGTCGATAAGGGTATAAAGGATTTCTACTCTTTTGAAGAGGCAAGCAAGTTCACTAAGAAGGACTTTGACGATAATCCCGAGCTTTATAATGCTGTTACCGCTTCAATGCCGAAGTGGAAATAATAAATACTTCCCGACAGCGAAAGGAAGGTAAAAAACAATGGCTGTAACTCATTTTATTCAGACTATATGGTCTAAGAAGATTCAGGACGATCTTGAGGAAAAGTGCAAGCTCGTCAAGGACTGTACGAGAGAGTACGAAGGCGACTGTAAGTACGCACAGACCGTCAAGATTCTCGGTGTAGGTGATCCTACTATCGGCAACTATCTCGGTCAGGACATCACTATCGAGGCGCTGAAGGACAAGGGACAGGATCTTACGATCGACGTTCAGAAGTATTTTGCTTTTGAAGTACCTGACGTTGATAAGGCGCAGTCTGTACCCGGACTTCCCGAAAAGTATCAGGAAAAGGCGGTTAAGGGTCTTGCTCTTACGAGAGAGAAGTTCATCGGTAAGCTCGTGGCGGGTAAGGCACAGTCTACTGCGGACGAGGATGCGAATAACAGCACCTACAAGGACGGTGCAACCAACATCGTTACCGCAACCAACAAGACGAAGGCAGCTATCAGAGCTGCGCTTACTTCCGCTATCGTCAAGCTCCGTGAGAACAACTTTGACGATTCGGGTGTAATCGAGATTTCCCCTGCCGATTACGCACTCTTTAAGGACGAGCTTATCGACCTTAAGACCAACAACGACGAGCTTATCAAGCGTGGTGTTGTCGGTATGTTCGATAACTACGAGGTAAAGAGTACCAACAACATCCATAACGACGGCACTCACACCTATGCTATCGTCCGTTCCAAGCACGCTATTGCGTTCGTCGGACAGATCAACGAGGTTGAGGCAGGACGTATGGAAAAGCGTTTCTCCGACTACGTAAGAGGTCTTGACGTGTACGGTGCTAAGATCATCGACCAGAATCAGCTCGTTTGCGTAAAGATTCCTACGGTAGCAACCGCATAAGGAAAGGGTGTTTTGTATGAAAAAGATCGTACTCGTAAATTATGATTTTAAGGATGCTTACTCCGGTAAGCTCCATAAGGCAGGAGATAAGGTCAAAATGACCGACGAAAGAATTGCTGAGGTCAAGGCAGTAAACCCCGATTTCGTCTCTGTTATCGGAATCGTTGAGGAAGCCGAAGAAGAAGTCATCGGAGAGGTCGATGCGGACTCTAATGCCGAGCAGAAAAAGCCCGAGCAGAAAAAGAATAAATAATCAATAAAATAGAGGAGCGTTTCGCTCCTCTATTTTTATCTTGCTAACAGAATTAAGGTGGGGCAGTACCACCGAGCAAGACCGAAGGGAGATTTTTATTATGAAATTTGAATTATTTGTAGATCAGCCGAGTCTTGAACTTCATAAGGGCATTCAGGTAAAAGCCGATACCGAGTTGTCATTCAAGAACGAGAACGTTGAGCAGTTTCTTAAAAACCTGAAGCTCGACACAATTCTTGACGATGAAGGCACAAACGGACTTAATTCTTATAAGTCCAAGAGCCATATATCCATCAAGCTGAACGAGGGAGATATTCTGCTCTTTGATACAAGTAGAGGTTATTATCTGCCGCCTTACCCGAAAACGACCATTGATCGAGCTATTGAGGATATTTCGTCGCTTAAAGGCATAAGACTTGCGGACGATCAGGAAACGTAAGAGATTCAAAAAGGAAGGGTGACTCAAATGCAAAGAGCAACAACACCAACACACATATTTACGCTTCCCTTTGATGTCAGTCTGATAAAAGAGGTCAGAGTGACCTATCAGCAGGACGGCAGCACTGTACTCAAGAAGAATGAGACGGAATGCGAAATGTCGGGGAAAGAGATTCGTGTAACTCTCACTCAGGAAGAAACGATGAAGTTTGAAGCGAGTAAGACTGCGTTTATTCAGCTTCGTGTACTGATGGCAGACGGCACCGTTACGGCTTCGCAGATAATGAGCGACCTTGTAACCGACTGCCTTGACTGTGAGGTATTGGAATGATTACGAAGGAACAGCAGACGTTCAGAGCAACGTTCTCCGACACAGGCGGTACTTTCAATGCAAAGATATCCGAAGGCGCAGGAGATCGAGCAGAGGGCTATCTTGAAGGATATAGAGACGGCTACAACGCAGGTGGAAACGTAGGCACGAGCATTCGTATAGCAGACGTTACGCTTCTTGCTTCCGCTTGGGAAGGATCGGACAGACTTTGGCATCAGGTAGTAACCATAGAAGGCACAACGGAATATAGTCAGGTAGACCTCACACCGAGCGCAGAACAGTTGACGATATTCCACGAAAAGGATATTGCCTTTACTACGGAAAACGAGGACGGCATAGTAACGGTATTTGCCATAGGAGACAAGCCGTCTAACGATTACGTTATTCAGGCAACGATAACAGAGGTGAGCTTATGAGTAAGATAAACGGAATCACAGTAGGTACACCTACACCTCGTTCTAACTTCAATCAAACGGACTCCAAGAAGGCAGACTACATAATCGGCAGAGAGAACATTGCCACATTCATCGGCTACACGATGTTTGCACCCGATTATGGGGAACTCCCCGACGAGGGCGAGCTTGATGTTACTGACACGATAACGTATAAACCCGAATTTTCCGAAGCATCAGCTTCCGCCTTTAAGCCGATGTTTTTTGCTGAGCAAAAGCACGGTATGCCCGAAGCAAACGGCTTTACATTCCATAATTACTACACCTTTTGGAATTACTATCAAACGAGTATTGATATATACTTCCACAGTTACACCCCGAACGGAATCAGAAAGAAGATAAGACTTCACTATCAGTACACGGAGGAAGACACATCTGCACCGCAGAGCATCACGGCATACCTCACGACAGAGAATCCCATCGGTGACATCGAGACGGCACTTGACGGCATCATAGCAATTCAGGAAGCTCTCATCGGGGGTGATTCTGTATGAGTATCGCAGAGAAGTTACAGACCATAGCCGAGAACGAGCAGAGGGTGTATGAGGCAGGCAAGAAGTCGGAATATGACCGCTTTTGGGATGACTATCAGCAAAACGGAAACAGAACGGCGTACGCGACTGCTTTCGGAAGTTGTTGGACGGAAAAGACATTTCGTCCTAAATACTCTATGCGCCCGACAAACGCTTATATGATGTTCTTTACCAATGCGGGTGGCGGCATCGAGATAGATGACTTCGTTGCTTTTTGCGAGGAGAACAATATTGTGCTTGACTTTAGTGAATGTAATAATTGCAATTACGCACTTGGAACACTTCACACATATCATCACGGAGTTTTGGATTTCAGCAAAGCTGGGGGTATCAGTAGTCTTTTTTATACGCATGACGGGAATACACGCTCAGTTGAAACGATTGATGAGTTTATAAGCTCAGAGACAACACCATATAATACAACCACATTTCAAAACGCAACAAACTTAACCAATATAACCTTTAGCGGTGTTATTGCGAAAGGCACAGTTGATTTCTCAAAATGTACCAAGCTCACTCACGATAGTCTTATGAGCATCATAAACCACTTGAAGAGTGGAGTATCGAACACGCTCACTCTCGGTGCAACAAATCTCGCAAAGCTCACCGATGCCGAAAAGGCAATAGCAACAACGAAAGGATGGACTTTACTATGATAGTTACAAATATTAACCTTAAAAAACTTGAACCTTCCGAGGGTATGAGACTCACCAACGGTACGGATATTGCCGAAGGTTCGGTATATCTCGGTGTCGGTGATTCTGCCGATAATTGGTACGAAATCACCGAAGAGGAAGCTGAGAAGATAATAGCGGAAAGAGAAGCCGAGGTAATATAAATGACTCACAAAGAAATGAAAAAGAAGGTGCTTTCGCTTATCGAGGAAGTGAATCCCGATAACGAAAACCTCACCGATGATCCTGATATTCAGGCGAAGTACATAGACGTAGCAAATCAGATACTTTATGAACTCGCAAGGAATAAGAAGATACCTAAATATGTAGAAATAGAAGTAAGCGAGGGAGATACCGTTGACTTTTCTTTTATCAGTATGTTCTGCGGCTCCGAGGTGTATCAGCTCTCACTTGTAAGCGGAGCGAGACACACAGCGAAGGCGAACGGCACTGTTCTCAAGATACTTGAGGACGGAACGCTTGAGATTGACTGCTTTGTTTATCCGAAGCGCATTACCGAAGAGAATGCGGAGAAGTATGTCTTTGACTTATCTTCTGATGCCCTTGAGGTAATGCCCTATGGTATAGCTGCGGATCTTCTCAAGACTGACGTATCGGCAGAGTACGGAGCGATCTATCAGGCAAGATACGAAACTATGCTTCAGAGACTTGATCCGAGATATGCTATGACGAGCGTTTACATTGAAGGCGGTGTAAAAATCTGATGGCGGAAACAGTATCGAGAATCTACAGTAACTTCCGAGGTGTAGACTTCCGAGGCGAAGAGATAAACCTTGTACGAAGCCCTGATGCGCTCAATATGTGGAAGGACTACAAAGAAACCGAAAGCATAAGGACAAGACCGGGGCTTAAGCTGAGAGCACCAAGCTCATTCCTTGTTTACGGAATTTACGAGTACAACGGTGCTCTTATCGTTCACTCAGGCACAGTGCTCCAAAGAAGAACAACTACGGAAGTGGCAACGATTTACTCCAAGATGGCGCAGAATCCGAGCCAGGCATTTGTATACAACGGCATTTTCTATATCAAGGACGGCACAAACTACCTTCAGTATGACGGCAAGGAAGTCAAGGCGGTAGTGGGCTTTATACCGACTACTACCATAGCGAGAAAACCTATGGGCGGTGGTACGAAGCATCAGGACGTAAATATGCTCTCTGATTACCGTATCAATACTTTCCTTGCAACGGGCGCAGACTTTGATTTCTACCTCGACGTTATAAACATTGATAATGACTACGTTCCCATTGTCAAGGTCAATGACGAGGTGGTTTCGGCAGAAGAGTACACCGTTGATTATGCCGAGGGCAAGATAACCTTTATCACTTCTCCGCCTGATCCCCCTGATACAGACGGACAGGACAACGTTTCGATCCAGTTCAAGAAGGCAGTTCCGCAGTATAAGAAATGTATTCTTGAAAGCACACTCCTTCAGGTATTCGATAACCGAGTATTTTTCAGCGGAAATCCTGACTATCCAAACTGGATTTGGCACAGTTCTCTTGACGATCCTTCGTACTGTTCCGACCTTGACTATTACCAGGAAGGCAAGGACACGGCAGCGGTCAAGGGAATGGTCGCAGGAAACAACGCTCTTTGGGTATTCAGAGAGCCGTCAGAAGCGAATACAACGGTCTTTTATCATACCCCTACCATTGACGAGGAATACGGCAAAATCTATCCAAATTCGCACTCTACGGTCTCTACGGGCTGTATCGGCAAGGCGATCAATTTCAACGATGATATTGTTTTCTTCTCTGAGAGGGGAATGGAAGGTATCAGCGGTGACATTATGACCGAACAGGTGGTAGCGCATAGAAGCTCACTTGTAGACCGAAAGCTGACGGCAGAGCCGGACTACAAGAATATGATCCTTGCGGAATGGGAAGGTTATCTCCTTGTCATTATCGGCAACAAGGTCTATCTTGCAGACTCAAGAGCGACATTCCAAAACGAGAATCACATAGAGTATGAGTGGTTTTATTGGGAACTCTCCAAGAACATCACTTGCTCCTGTGTCGTTGACGGAGTTCTCTACCTGGGCGCAGATGACGGAGTGTATATGCTCACCGACACGACTGCAAATATCAACAGCTACTGGACTACTCCGAAGGATAAGTTTCAGAATCCGCACAAATTAAAGACCACCAACAAAAGAGGATGTGTCGCAGAGGCAACGGGTGACATCGAGGTATGCGCCAAGCTTGAGGACACAGACTTTGAGCATATAGGCACATACGAAAATGTGTCCGACTATTTTGTAAGCAGAATTAAGAGAAAGAAATTCAAGGATATTCAGTTACGATTCTCTTCTTCTACACGAATGAGCATTGAAACTGTTACACTTGAATGCTTTATCGGTGGCTACATAAAGAGGTGAAACAGATGGCGACAACTACACCAAACTACGATATAAACTACGATGACGAGCGTTTTCAAGCGGTAGAAGCCGACAAGAATACGGCTATGTTCGATTTTGAAAATACCTATCAGGGCATTATAGATAACGTTGACGAGCAGTATGCAGGGCTTCAGGATGCTATAAAGCAAAATGCCGAAACGCAGAAGCAGAATCAGCAGGCAAATACCGACTTTACAATAGAAAAGATAGAACAGCAGAAGGACAAAGCTCACAAGGACTATCTTAAGGAACAGTCGGGCGCATACAAGGACTGGCAGAAGGAAAGCGATCAGTACGGTGTCAATGCCGAGCAGATGGCTGCTTCGGGTATGACGAATACCGGATTCAGCGAGAGTTCGCAGGTTGCTATGTACAACCAATATCAGAATCGTGTTACTACGGCAAGAGAGGTCTTGTCTACTGCGATGCTGAACTACGACAACAACATTAAAGAAGCGATGCTACAGAACAATTCCATCTTGGCGGAAATAGAGGCAGAAGCGGCTATAAAGGCGGCTGAGCTTGCTCTTGAGGGCTTCCAGTACAAGAATAATCTCGTTCTTGAAATGGCGAACAAGAAGATCGAGCTTGACAACATCTACTACAACAGATGGCAGGATGTTCTCAATCAGATGAACACCGAGAACGCTATGAAGTTCGAGGCAGACCAGGCAGAACTTAATAGACAGTTCCAGACGAAGGAAGCAGAACTCGACAGAGCGCACGACCTCAAGATTCAGCAGCTCGACCAGGCATTTGAAGAAAAGATGGCACAGGTTGAACAGCAGTACAAGCTCGATTATCTCAAGGCGCAGACAGAGGAAGAAAAGAAACTGATTCAGGAACAGCACGACAAGGATATGCTTAAGCTCGAAAAACAGCACGAATACGAAAAGGCGATTCTTGACAAGAAGCTTGAAAACGACAAGGCATATCTTGATTACCAAAGACAAACGAGTGGCGGAAGCGGTACTATCAAGGGCGGTGGCTCGGGCGGTGGCTCAAGCAAGGGCGGAAGCACAATAAACCGAGTAGGCATTCACGACAAGGAAAGCGGCACTAACACGCAGAAGCCCACCGTGGACTCGAAGAGTGTTATGGCACTTGGAAAAGGTCCGATAAGCGCAAAGACACTTGCTGATCTTGTAGCAACAGGTCAGGTGTCAGCGACACAACAGGGCAATAAGATTGTCGTTAAGAGCAACGGAAGCTTGGCGGCAGGACAGTCAGTGTTGGACAAATACACTTGGATGAAAACTGCGACGAATCCAAACAGAGGCAGCGGAAAAGGCGGAAAATTTTGATAAAAGTAATTAGGTAGGTGCAATATGAGTTATACTAACGAATTTCTGAAGGAATTGGGCAAGAAGGTGACCGTGAATATGCCGAGCGTTATTGCGCTCGGCTACGGTCCTATAAGTGCCGAGAGATTGTCCGACCTCATTGCTTCGGGCGAGGTAAAAGTGGCGCAGAAAGATAACGAACTTTACTGCATCAAAGCAACTAAGTAAGGCGGTGCGTTATGAGTTTTACAGATGATTTTCTCAAAGAGCTTGAGAAGAAAAAGAAGAAAATTGATAACACCGAGGTAAAGTCTCCCTATTCGGGCGGAAATAAAACAAGTCAGCCCTCATCTTCGGGTGATGACTTCACGGGTTCTTTCTTGACCGAGCTTGGCAAGGCAGTCGAAAGAGAAAAAAAGAGGCAACAGTGGCGCAACGATGAAGATATTGCGCCTTCCGTTTCTGACAACTCTGCAAAGGAAGAAAAAGACCCTACCTTTACTAACGACAGCCCTTTTGCCACCTTAGATGGGGCGAAGGGACATAGTATCTCTTTTGATAGGGAAGCCCAAGATAAACAGAAAGCTTACTACGCAGACGATAGCAAGAGAAATCCCGAAAGAACTTGGTTTAAGAGCGGAGCACTTGCTGGCGGTTCTAACGCTGGTGACGTAGGGAAAAGTCTTCTTTTCGGTTATGATCCCCGTAAGGTAGCGAAAGCTGTTCTCGGTACTACAGAGGATGCAATTGAAGAACTTTTAGAGGGTATTATAGAAATACCCGAAAGGGTTATTGATGGTGGGGCATATATTGTCGGAGGAGCAGGAAAACTTTTTGGAGCAGATGACTTCGCAAATAAAACAAAAAAATTTATTGCAAACGATCTGTACGATTCAGAAGCTTTTATAAAAGAGAATACTAAGCACGGTGTAGCAAATACCATATTGGGCTGGAGTGGAACGAACTCGGAAGAAGCTTCGGTCTTAGGCGACAAGTCTGAGGGACTTCTTAATTCCGCAGGACAGCTTGCTGCAACAATTGCCTTGCAGTCGGTAGGTGTTCCCTGGTTTGTAACTTCAGGTGTGACGAGCTTTGGCGGAGAGGTCGAAAATGCTTTTCAGCAGGGCGCAAGCTATGGAGAGGCAGGAGTCAGTGCAGCGATAACAGCAGGCGCAGAAATTCTTACGGAAAAACTGTCGGGCGGTATTAAGTTTGGCGGTAAAGCGTTGGATGACGGACTTACAACTATGCTTGCAAGAAACATCTCGAATAAGTACGTCAGAATGGGCGCAAAATTTGGACTTGATTTTGCTGGTGAGGGCGCAGAAGAATGGATCACCGAGGATTTGAGCAGATTCGGTCAATGGCTTACTTACCGTGACGAAGAGGAACTTGCCGAACTTCTTTGGTCGGAAGAAGCTATGGAAGAGAAGCTTGAAGCATTTATCGGTGGCGGAGTCCTCGGTGGTAGCTCAAGCGTAACTAATATTGCGAAGTCAAAGAGCCAAGGAGTCGATAGCGTATCAGGACTTACCTCGAATGAAGAGGCGGTCGTTAAAAAGATATACGAGGAAAGAGTTGCCGAAGCTGCGAAGAACGGCAAGGTCACGGAAACGGCAAAGAACAGAATCTATGACGATATCGTGAAAGAGCTTGAAAAAGGCGGTATCTCCACCGATACCATCGAGGAAGTTCTTGGCGGTGAAACATACAAGTCGTATCAGGACACCGTTGCGAAAGAGGATGCGCTTCAGGCGGAGTTTGACGAGCTTCGAAAGGTAAAGACGAGTGAATCTACCCTTGAGCAGAACGACCGCTACAACGAGCTTAAAAAGCAGTTAGACGATCTTAAAACGACATCGGAGAGGGACTTCCTTCAGAGACAGTACAAGAGCGAGGTTTATGAGATCGCAAAGAGTGACCGCCTTATCGAAAGTTATAACGAGAAGGCAAGACGAGGACAGGCATTTGCGGCTGACCTTTCAAAGTACGATGAAAAGCAGAGAGCCGTTATTCAGAAAGCTATTGACAGCGGAATACTGAACAACACGAACAGATCGCACGAGTTTGTTGACTTGGTCGCAAAGATAGCTGCCGACAAGGGTGTTTCTTTCGACTTCACGAATAACGAAAAGCTGAAGAACTCCGGCTTTGCCATTGACGGAAAAACGGTCAACGGATATGTGACGAAGGACGGCATTACTATCAATATACAGTCCGAAAAGTCGCTTAACTCTGTTGTCGGTCACGAGATAGCGCACGTTCTTGAGGGAACGGAACTCTACGCAGAGCTTCAGAATGCGATAGTTGAGTATGCAAAGAGCAAGGGCGACTACCAGGGCAGATACGATTCTCTTACGAAGATATATGAATCTGTCGAGGGCGCAGACGTTAACTCGGAGCTTGTGGCTGATCTTGTCGGTGACTATCTCTTTACCGATGCGGATTTTATCAATAATCTTTCTACGAAGCACAGAAACGTGTTCCAGAAGATATACGATGAAATCAAGTATCTTTACAAGGTAGCAACGGCAGGGACGAAGGAAGCAAGAGAGCTTGAGAAGGTTAAGAGGGCTTTTGAAGATGCTTACCGGGGGCAGGGAGAGGCAGTAGAACAAAGCGGAACGAAACTGAGTATCGCCAAAACGTCAAAAATGCCCTATAACGATCAGTTACAACAGATCGAAAAAGGGCAGATGAACGGTAGTAATTCTTTGTATGTTGGAACTTCTGAAAACCTGTCAAAAGCTGGCTTTTCTAATGCGCCTTTTGCAATGAATCAGAGCGACTACAGAAAGTCAAGGAGAGAAACAGCGAAAAACAGCAAATACTCTTCTCACGCTGTACCGTATGATTTCTTTGAAAATCTGCCCGATCACCTGAATAATGCTCCCATCCTCGTTGATAACGGAAACAAGGTTACGGTTATTACTCCTTACGCAACGAAAGACACGAAGGGTAATGACTCTTATGTTATTGCAGGAGTGTGGCAAAATCAACAAATGGAAAGCGACACGGTAAACCTTGTCAAGAGCGCATATCCGTGGGACGATTTTGCAGATCGAATCAAGAGATATGCAGAGGCAGGAAACCTTGTTGTGACAAATAAAAACAAGGCGGAGCAAATGCTAACCACCATAGGCATCCAACCTGCCGAGGTGTCTCGCTTGCTCAACCTTGCGAAAGATAGTATATCACAAAAGGAAAATGTTGTCAATAGCAAATTTTCTCTTTCTTCCGACAGCGAGGGCAAGCAGCTATCCGAGGGAGATAACGAGCGTGTGTTCTATACTCCGAGAGGAATAGAAGTAATACAGAATCCTACAAGTGCTGAATACCGCCAAATGAGAGAGGAAATCTACAAGGAATATCCGTCTCTTCGTGGTACAGGTGAAGCGATACTCCGACATACCTATGACGAGGAAGGAAACGAATATTACTGGAACGCTTTTGATGGTATGCACAGGGATGTAGAACCTTATATCAACAAGAAATTCAACACAAGAACAAGTCAGCAGTGGGAGTGGTGGACGAGAGAAGATAAGGACGATTACCCTACAAATTATTCGGATGTTCGTTACTCCTTGAGCGATAATCAAGGCAGAGAGCTTACAAAAGAGCAGTCCGAGTTCTTCAAGGATTCAAAGATCAAGGACGAAAACGGAAATCTGCTTGTAATGTATCACGGTACACCAAACGGAGAATTTACTGTTTTCAAGGACGGAACATACTTTACCGCAAACAAAGAGTATGCAGACAAGTATCAGAATCCGGGCGCAAGCAGTCTTAATTCTCGCAAGGTTGCTTCTTCTCCCAAGACCTTTGAAGTGTATCTCAATATCACAAAGCCCTTTGATATAAACGATGCAGAAGCAAGAAATATCTACATCAACGACTATATCAAGGGCGGAAATGCTGTCGGCATTAACCCTTACCTGTCCGATGCAGAGTATAGCAAAATAGACTCTATCGACTGGACCGAGGGCGAAGATTTAAGGGAATTTCTCGTAGATAACGGATATGACTATGACGGACTTGTGCTTGACGAGGGCGCAGTTGGCGGATATGGCGAAGATGTTGAATACAGAGGAACATCTTATGTTGTGTTCAGTCCTGAACAGGCAAAGAACGTTGACAATCAGAATCCTACGAGTGATCCTGATATTCGTTACTCTTTGAGCCAGGACAGCGAGGGCAGACAGCTATCCGATAAGCAGGCGGAATACTTCAAAGACTCAAAGATGCGTGATGATAACGGAAATCTTAAGGTTATGTATCACGGCACGACAAGAGGCGGATTCCATACCTTTGACCAGGACTATTCGGACGATACTACGAGCTTCTTCTTTGTTGACCGTAACACGGTAGCACGCAGTTACAGCGGCACAAGTGAAACTTATTCCGCAAAGGCATTCCGCACAGCAGAGGATTTTAATAAATTCTTTGCGGAGATCGGTGCAGACGAGTACAGCGTTAAGGAAGAAGATCACAACGGTTATAAGTGGTTTGTGCTATATGAGGACGGTACAGAAATCGCAAGTAGCGAAACGGCAAATATGCTCTATGACGAGTTCCGAGATTGGACGGGCAAGGGCTACGGTGATGTGAATTATAAAGTTTACCTTAACCTGAAGAATCCCTTTATCTTTGATGCAAAGGGCGCAGAGTGGAACGGACTACCCAACATCAAGGGTGATGATGCGAAGTACGAATACATTAAGCTGCTTTCGTACAATACCGATAACACATACACAATCGAGTATGCTATGACCGGGGATTCTGCTCCGCAAACGAAGAACGTTGTCCTGTTCGCTGATTTTGACGATGGTGTTTCTACACAGCTTGAAAGTCTCGGTCTTGGCAAAGAATTGAGGGACGTTCCTGCATCCCCGAACACTACAAGAGATTACGCAAAATACGCAAAAGAAAACGGCTATGACGGTGTTATCTTAAAGAACATTGTCGATAGTGGCGGCTATGGCGGTGGCTA